CTCAATCTTGGAAATACTCTTGCAGCCGGCGTACATCTCAAAGATGACGCGCACCGTTTCGGCGGCTTCGGGGTCAATGACCATTTTTCGGCTATCGTCCAGCTTATACCCAAAGGCGCAGTTTTTTCTCACCGCCTCGCCACGGCGGGCTTTTTCCTGCTTGGCGCTGCTGATTTTCTTCGAAAGGTCACGGCTGTAATATTCGCTCATTAAAAACTTGAACGCCACCTCCATGCCGCCGGTGTCGCCGTCGTGCTCAAAGGAATCGAAGTGGTCGGACACCGAGATGAAGCGCACCCTGTACAGAGGGAACACCCGCTCAATGAAGTAACCGGTCTCGATGGCGTTTCGCCCGAAGCGGCTGAAATCTTTGACCAGGATGCAGCCGACCCGCCCGTCCTTTACCAGCTCCACAAGTTCCTGCACGGCGGGGCGCTCAAAGTTCAGGCCGGAGAAGCCGTTGTCCACAAACTCCCGCACCGGGCCGTCCCAATCGGAATCGGCGATGTACTGATCCAGCAAAAGCCGCTGATGCTCCAGGCTCATGCTGTCGGTATGGCTGTCGTCCAACGACAGCCGGATATATTTTGCGATAATCAGGTCAGCCAACGCACTTCACCTCCTGAAATTCAACCCGAAATCGAAAGACGATCTCAAAGCTCTTGTCACGGTGAACGAGAATCCGCTCCACCAGCCGTTGGGCGGTGTCGGCGGTCAATTCACGCTCCGCCAGCGCTTCCGAAACGGCATCTGCGAAATCCTGATAGGATTCCCGCTCGTTTCGCCGCTCCCGCCGTTTGGCGCGGAGCTGATCGGCCCGCTTGGACAGCGCCCCGATTTTCTCTTCATAATCCGCTTTCATGACGGCGAACTCATCGACGGTAATGATTTCACCCATCAAGCTCTCATAAAGACTTTTGAGAAAATGCCCGCTGGATGCCAGCTCCCGGTTGATCTCCGCCAGATCGGTCTCGGCGGCGGCATTCTTTACCGGCGTCATCCGCTCCCGATGAACATACCCTCCGAGGATGACCTCGGCGTGCTTGCGGAGCAGGGCGAGGATCTCCGCTTTTAACTCCTCTTCCTTGACGGAAACCTGATAGCAGGCGTCCTTGTTGATTTTCCATTGGGACTCGCAGCGGTACCAGTAGACGCCGTCTTTGTTTTGCCGGTGGCGGTGCATGGGATGACCGCAGTGGGCGCAGAACACCTTGCCCTTGAACGGATGTGGCGAGTATTCAGTCGCTGAATCACGTGCCGATTTATCCCGCTCGGAGCGGAGCTGAAGCTGTTCCTGTACCCGGTCAAATAGCTCATGGGAAACAACGGCGTCATGGGTATTCGGCACGCAGACCCATTCCTCACGCGGGACAGCAAGCTCCTTGCCATTCACCGTGCAGCTTTTGCCTTGCACCATGTCGCCTACATAAGCCCGATCACTGAGAATATCCGTGACCGTGCGCTTTTGCCAAAAGGGTTTGCCCAGCAGCTTTTTATTTTTGATCAGGCCCTTCTCCCATTTGTAATGGCTGGGCGGGAGTACCTTTTGATCGTTGAGGGTGCGTGTGATCTCGCCAATGCTTAACCCGCCCGCGGCCAGCTCGAACATCCGGCGCACGATGGCGGCGGCCTCCTCGTCCACCACCAGGCGGTGGCAATCCTCGGTTGACTTGGCAAAGCCATAGGGCGCCATGCGGCCCACAAAGCGCCCGTCCTGAATGTTCTGCCGCTGCACGCTTTTGCACTTGCGGCTGATATCCAGGGCATAGGATTCCGCGATAATATTCTTAAGCGGCAGCAGGATGCCGCCGTCCCCCTCAAGGGAATCAAAGGCATCGGTCACGGCAATGAACCTCACGCCCAGAGCGGGTAACTGTTTTTCGATGTAGTATCCGCAGTCGATGGCGTTGCGGCCGAACCGGGAGAGGTCTTTGACGATGATACAGTTGATCCTGCCGCCCTCCACATCCGCAAACATCCGCTGAAAGGCGGGGCGCTCGAAGTTGGTGCCGGTGGCCTGATTGTCAATATAAACTTCGGTGAGCTGAATGTCGGGCGATGCCGCGATGAAGTTTTCGATGATATCCTGTTGGGTTTCGAGGGAATCCCCCGGCTTGCGCTTGGCGTCGCTGGAGAGCCGGATGTAGGCGGCAGCATGATAGACAACGGGCTGTTTCTGCATGGCCGGAACCGGCGCGGTCTCTTTCCTGCTTTTCCGTGCCATTACGCCACCTCCTGCCGAAGAAGCGTGAGAGCCTGTGCATACTCCGCCTGGTAGTGGAATGTCACGCTCAGCTCGGTCTTGCCCAGCACACGAATGCTGCGCACAAGGTTGACCATCGTTCGGCGATCCAGCTCCTCCAGACCCTCGAACTTGCGAAAATGTTCCATCCAGCGCAAACGCTCGGCTCTGCCGTCAAGGGCGTTGCCCCGCTCCTCCTCCAATGCGGCAATGGCGTCCCGCAGGCGAAGCTCATCGGCGGCGTATTTCGCTTTTAAGGTTTTGTAGTCGTCTTTTGTCAGCAGGCCGCCGACCATGTTTTCATACAGCGAGGATTTGAAACCGGTAATTTTCGCAAGCTGACGCTCGTTGTCCTCAATCTGCTGCCCGAGCTGGTGGGCAAGGGCAATCGCCGCCTTACGTCCATCGCTGACAGCCAGCACCGAATCCAACGATGCAATCCCGGCGATATGGCCCTTGACGCTCTCCAGTACGCACTGGATGAGGTCTTGCTCCCGAATCATGCCCACGCCATTACAGCCGTTCTTTTTCCCACAGGGGCAATAATAGTAGAAATATTCCTGTCCTTTGTAGCGGTTGGTCTTACGGGTCATCCTGCCGCCGCAGCATCCGCAGATGAGCAGGCCGGAGAATAGGTGAACCCTGTCGCCGCCCGGAGCGGTGCGGGTGTCGAGCTGCATGATGCGCCGAGCAAGGTCGAAGTCCTGTAGGCTGACGATGGGCTCGTGGGCGTTCTCGGTGCGTTTCCATTCTGATTCGGGCCTGTCTACCATGTCCTTAATTTTGTAGTTGAGGGTGCCACGCCGCCCCTGAATCAGCGTGCCCGTATAGGTCTCATCGTTCAGGACACGGAAGATGGCGGTGGCCGACCACTTGGCGTCGGGCGTATCTGCAAAGCCGCCCTTAGGATGGGGCAGCCCTCGGTCGCGCTTGTATGCCATTGGGGTAAGTACGCCCCGGCGGTTGAGTGTTTCGGCGAGTTTCAGCGCGCTCATGCCGGCGATCTTGATGCGGAAGATGTGCTGCACGATGGATGCGGGATATTCGTCAACGGCGAGCTGGTTTTTATTATCGTCCGAACGCCGATAGCCGTAGATGGGGCAGGCACCCACATAGTCGCCGTGATCCCGCTTGGTGTTGAGCGCCGACCGGGTCTTGACCGAGATGTCCCGGCTGTAAGCGTCGTTGATGATGGACTTGACGCCCACCACCAGGTCGTCGGCATTGTCCTTAAGCGTGTCGATGTTGTCATTGAGGGCGATAAAGCGGACATTATAGGCTGGGAAGATGCGGCGCAGATAGCGCCCGGTTTCGATGTACTCCCTGCCGAAGCGGGAGAGGTCTTTGACAATGACGCAGTTGATTTCCCCGGCCTCGATCTCAGCCATCATCTCCTTGAACGCCTTGCGGTCGAAAATGATGCCGGAAACGCCGTCGTCCACCTTTTCGGACACCACCTCGATGTCCGGCTGGGTGGCAATGAAGCTGTCCAGCATCTTGCGCTGGTTCTCCACGCTGTTGGACTCGCCCTCCTTATCGTCGGCGTAGGAAAGACGGATATATATCGCCGCCCTGTAGGTTGTTTTGGACATAACAAATCACTCCTTTTTTCACGGGTTTCGCCGCGAATCAGAAGTGATCAGGAATGGGTCTGCCCCGGTGGAAATAACCCGCCGCAGCCGCTCATATGCTCTTTTCCCAATCCCATGTTAACTCTCTTCGGCGGCGGCTACAAGTCATTCTTTCGGGTTTCAGGCGATAATTCTTTGCAGGCATTCCTCCAGCGTGGGGC